ATAGTTAATGTACCATTCATAGAAGCATCACCTGAATTACTTATAAAGGTATCCGCAGTTTTTAAATCTCCATTACCATCAACTAACGCATTTGCTCTAGTAGTAGTAACATCAAATTTTAAATTAGTTAATGTACTCGAATTAAATCCGGGAGTAATAATTACTTGTTTCCAATAAGCAATATCCGTTGGCAGGGTTCCAAGCGGCACACTTGATGTTATTGCTTCATAAATGAAGGTAGGTGGAGTATTTGGATTACTTCTATATGTTACCCTATCGCCTCTGATATAATTGATAGATGCGCTAAAAGTCGGACCTTGAAAATCAAGTCCCAAACCGCTTCCGTCCACTGATGGAATAAATTGTGTGTTACTAAAAATTCCTAATAACACACCGCCAACTTTAAATAAAATAATTGTTCTAGGATTATCATTAGTATCAGTAATGTCTACTACTTCACATCCAGTTATACCTTGGAATGTTGACCAAGCTGGTCCTGCTAGTATAGTAGACACGCCGTCATTAAAATATAACTGTTTGCGTCTGCTATCAATCCAAATATCCCCTTGACCAATAGTTGAAGGAATAGTATTAGAAACAATACTACCACCACTTACTTTAAAACCTGAGCCGTCATAGATTTTTAATCGATTTTCGCCAGTGTCAAACCATAATTGGCCTTGAATTGGATTGTTTGGTGAGCTAGTATTGGCAAAGTTTTCTAGTATGCGAATAAAATTTTCATTAAATGCTTCGCCATAACTACTGGCATTTTTTCCAATTAGTGTTAAATCAGTAGCTGTTTGGTCAACAGTACCGTCGACTATTTCTGTTAATACAGATCCATCAGTTTTGTTGATTATGTAGCTCATTGTAGGACACCAGTAAAGATAATATAATTAATTGTAATGTACGGGTTCATTGTACTAATAGAATCACCAACTCGGGATGCTGCCACGCCGCCACTGTTTGGCAGTCCGTATCCAGTTGCTCCAGCTGACAACCCGTACCCTGAAATTGTTCCACCGTCTGCTTCGCCTGTTGGGCTTCCGCCAGCAAAGTATTGGAGTCCAGATTCGCTTTGAAGCGTGTGGTTATGCTCTGGTAGATTGTTGATTTGAATACTAATCTCTTCCGATCCGTTACTTTCCCCAATGTTATCTGCTGAAGTAGCAGTAACTCTATTAGCACTGCCTCCGCCGGCGTCGATCAAAATAGTTGGATCATCTTTATCCGGAACAGTTGTACCGTTATCCATACTATCTGGTCCCATTGGGAATCTGCCACGTAAATCTGGTAGCGCAAATGTATTCTTCCCGCGTAATCCTAATCTTTTATATGTGTATCCAATAATACCAAATAGTTCTGGATACTCGCTAATACGCACTTCACCGCCGTCACATAACAAATAACCGTTTGGTAATACTGTTCCAGCAAATGGCATTAGACACCCAATTGGTACCGTTGGAATATTAGCAACAAAAGATTGCTTTGTGACACGCTTAAGGCCACTATCAACTCCTGACCTGTATATTAATAATTGATCATCATTATTTGATGAAGTGACTTGCGGTTTTCCTGTAATAAGGTTTTGACTAATAGATGTAGTAAATTCAATAAGCCCAGGTGGACGACCAGTTTGTGGAGTTTGGCCGTCAAATTCCACATTGTCGCTTGCAACGTCGCCGATTAATCTAAAAGTAGTGGCACTAGATAACTTTGCTGCCGACCCTGAAATGCTTCCTGATAGCGATCCTGTGAATGCTCCGTTAAAACTGCCAACAAATGACTGGGCATATATGTTTCTAAAACGTCTAGTGCTTGACCCGATATCGTAAATAGCATCTGCTAAATCATTTGGGCCAGGTAAAATAACAGGAAATGTAAATGGATTGCCATCAATATCTAAATAACTTGTTTGGATTTGACCCGATGTAAAAATATCATCCCCAAATGTAGATGTTGACAATATTTCTAATGTGTCACTTGAAATCGCCCCAGCGGACGTAATATCTCCGCTAGTAATAACGTTTCCATTTACATCTAACGCTTCTTGCGGAGTAATTGTATTAATACCAACTCTGCTGTTTGAATCTACATGAACTACCGTGGTTACTATTCCGTTATTAGCAGTCAATTTAACATCAATGCTGCCTCCACTAGTTTTAGAATATAAAATAGTTGACGATAATTCTTGACCAATATTAAAACTCAAATCACTACCAATACTGATACCGCCACTTGCTCTAATGTTTAACGGGGTATTAGAGGTACTAATTATATCGCCTCTAAGAAAATTGCTTGCCGCTACTGCAGATCCGTTAACTACTAGTGAATCTGCTTGGCTAGCAGTTCCCCACATTTTTGTTGGAGACACTAAGCTATCAACATCAACAGTACTAATATTAAATCCCTGGCCGATTGTAGAAAATCCCGGAATGAATAATTTAGGTTTAAATGATTCTTTACTTAGTATTGCCACTTTACTATTGTTTGCCCAGAATGAAATTACACTATGAGAAATATTATTTGAATCGACAATAATTTCAACATCCGGGCCTGTTTTTGCTCCGGAACTATATTGCGGACCAATTAACAGCCAGTTAGATCCAGAATACACATGGAGTTGCTGAGTGTTTGTGTTAACCCAAAGGTCACCAATGATACCAACACTCGGTGCTGTTGGGAATTTTTTAACACTTCCTGCTGCCGTCCATACTGTGCCGTCATATACTTTTAATAAATTAACATCGGGACTGTTATCGTACCATAGTTGGCCTTCAATTGGTTGTGAAGGGGCTGTGTTTTTAGCAAAATTTTCTAACAGATGTAAGAAATTTTCTGCCATGTAAGACGCATAACCGGCATAATTTTTTCCAACAAATTTTAAATCAGTTTGAGAATTAACTGTTTGATCTTCAACCGTAATTGGCGGTTTACTTGGATTTGTAGTTTCGGTGTATTTGACTTGATATGACATTTATTATACTCCGCCCAATCCAGTTAAACTTTGAATACGTACAGTATAGTCGACCTGAATTAACCGGTTTAACGATTTTTGTACGGGATGAAATACTACATGTGTTAACAGTAAACTTTGACCGGTTGAACTGTATGATTTAAGACCAAGCTCGTCAAACACATATGCGCTGTCATTATTAGTAGTATTATCGTATGCTGATTGTCCACTCGGCTCACCGTAGTCTAGTAGACAAGTAATAAACACATCAGTGTAATTTGTACCAGTAACGTGTCTAGTTTCTACAAAATTGCGAGTTGGATCAACGTTATTACTACTTCTATCGTCAACAATTTTAGTGTAAGTTTCGTTGTATAAACTAGCATTTGACCCTGAACTATTCGGAGTTAAATAGGTAATAATACCGGTTGGATCGATTGCGGTTCCGCCATTGCCGAACGCCATTTGATATATAAATCCTTGGCCGCTGTTAGCAATGCTCTGAGCAAGCGCAATACTAATATTTTCGTAATGAACAGCATTACGCTTATTAATAAAAACTTCACCAGAAGCGGGGTCGTGAATCTTAATATGACCCTCTACATGAATTCCCGTTGTATCTTTACTCTGCATAATGCTCTCTCTTTATCTTATATTTATCAATGTGTATAATGTGATAGTTTAATTGGCTAGTTAGCCCTTATTCCTTACTCGTACCCTAGGATAAACTGCTCCAGAGACGCCTCTAAGTTTGTAAGTATTACTTGAAGAAACATTACCAGACAGCAATCTTTCTAGTTTATAAAACAAATATCGGTTGTTTGATTCTGTTCCTAGCGATGTATAATCGCCAGCGTTACCCCCAGTTGACGTTATTTGTGATTTTTTAGAAGATGCAATTAAGTATGCTAACGCCTCAGCTTGAGTTAACGTTTGTTGTTGTTCTAATAGACAAGCAAGACACCCGGCGACTTGTGGGCCTGACATACTAGTTCCTGAAATAGATCCTAATTTGTAACTTGAATTTCTTGGATCATTTGCTAATGTAATGCCAAATTCGGACGCCGCGCTGGCATCATAAACTGCGCTAACAATATTTTTACCGGGAGCATATATTGATACCCTAGATCCGTAATTACTAAAATTAGTTTTATATTCCTGTGTTACAGTATCAATTGCTCCTACAGAAATTGCGCTATCGCTGTTGGGCGACGATCCTCGACTATGATAATATGTAGATCCGCCGGATAAGATACTATTATTATAATCTGAAGATGCTAGTGTTGCTGTCGGCCAATAACTATTTCCTGCGCTAACTACCATTAGTATTCCGTCAGCAATAGCATCCTCAACGTCAGCATCAAGGGCGGCAAACCTTGCTGGCATTCTATAAAGATAGTTGCCTCCAGGCACAGGGACTCCGTTAGCTTCTAAAATAGTTTTTTTAGCCGAATCAATCCCAGTAACTGCTGTAGTAGTTCCTCGATATGTCGTTGATGTGATTCCGCTGAGGTAAATTGCGCCGTATGAGTAGCCCCAACTATTATTACATATTGTTGGGTTACGCCTTCCGGTGGCAGGATTTATTGGTTTAGTCTTATGAAATTCTCGAATATAATCAAAAATATATAATGTCCAATCTCCGGCTGGGCCGTTGCCGCCGGCGTAGATAAATTCCATATTGTAAATGTTAGCGTCGCGAGCCCACCCTTGTGTATTTCCGGCACAAGTACCAGCAGTGTGTGTTCCGTGGTTGCTAGAAATGTTTGTATAACTGTACGAGCCTGTGGTAGTAAGCCCTAAACTTGAACTGTGTTGAAACCAATTATATCCTATAGCTCTTGATCCGCCAGTGCCGTCGGCGTTGACAGCAAACTCTGGGTGATTAAAATTTATGTGGGCATCAACTACTACAACATCAACATTTTTTCCAGAACTAGTAGTAGAAACTGTTTGTGTTGTTTGTGTAAACGCTCCGTTAGTCCCCCAACCAGATAACGGTTGTCCCGCAGTAACTCTATATAATCCCCAATTTTTATCATTGGTATCAATTGTTACACTTTTTTCAAAGTTTCCAGATTGTACCCAGTGGGGTGTTGCTTCAATGCCTTGGGCACTAGGCATCTGTTCTACCGCTAGTACTCTAGGGTCGTTTCGTAATTGATCGGCTTCAACGTCAGTAATAAGAAAATGTGTATTCCTACTAATTTCTCTGCGTTGACTAACTGTAACTTGTCTGTTGGGAATATATAAATCGCCGCCAGCAGTTTCCATATCATCAAGCAGAGACGTAGCATCGTCCATTGTCTTGGCAGTTACAATATATTCTATTAAATCTGTCATATTAATCCTCTATTTTTAGTAAAGTTAATGTTACTGTAATTGCCGCAGGCAACGCTCCTTTATTAACAATCTTAATAGGAATATTAGTTGTCGGAACGACTTCGTTATTAAATCCAACTGTACCGGGACTAATTACAATAATGTCTGCGCCAGTAGTAATAACTTCTGCTATTACACCTGATCCAGGTAAAGGATCAACTGTTTGTAATCGTGAAAGGTCGGCAGTTCTAGATGCAGCGTCTGTATATAATGTTACCCAGGCAGCAGCCGATGTTTGTATTTTAAACAACAAATATGATTTAAATCCTATTATATCAAAAGTGCCAGTTGCACCTGCGGCCAGTGAGCCGCTAGTTACTGTTACAGTTGTTCTGTTTACAACTACAGCCGTTGGCACTGCTGAAATTTCACCGTCCGTGACCGTAATTGTTGACCCGTCAACCCTTACACCGCCTAATGTAAAATTAGTAGCAGTTGGTAATGTATAGGTATACGGAGCAGTTATAACACCGTCTGTAATAGTAATTGTTGATCCATCAACCTTTACACCGCCTAATTGGCCGCTGGCACTAACTTCTGCTATTGGTAAAGAATATGAGTATGTAGCAGTTATAACACCATCTGTAATACTGATAGTAGTGCCATCAACCTTTACACCGCCTAGAACTCCACTACTTGTGCCGGCAATTGGCAATGTATATTGTTGATCATCTGCCGACAACACACCGTTATTAATCGACAACCTGCCGCCGACTTTGACTCCGCCTAATTCTGTTAATGATGCGACAGGTAATGAATAAGATAAAGAATTGTAAAGTTCAGTAAAATTTTGATTAATTTTTTGAGCACCAGATCGGAGTGTATCACCACTCCCGTCATTAGCAATTTGCCCTGTTCGAATTTCTTGATATGCCATTTTTATTATCCTTGATCAAATGTTGTTGTAGTACTGTCAAATGTTCCATTAGTGTTGTCAAATGTTGATGTTGGAGCATTGTCTTGTGTAGGTATATTAAATTCAGTATACCATACACCCGGTTCTGCTTTTAAGAACCCTGATATTTTGTTGTTATCATTTAATATATTAGTTTCGCTGTCCCAATAAGTTAAAGTACGTTTAACAACAGTAACCTGTGTACCAAATGCTAGCGGTGTAGCTAATGTTAGCTGTTTTGATACTCCGTCAACTGTAAATTCTGCGTCAAACTGTACGTCACCTTCAGTGCTGTCTGGATGATTGTTTACGTTATAAACAGAATATGTGTCTTTCTTCAAACGAATGTTGCCAATAAAGAATGACCAGTTTGCTATATCAGAATGGAATGAATTCGAACTAGTATGAGCTGTTACACACTTGTACGTGTAACTACCTAGTGTTACAAACATTCCAATAGTGTATGGTACATTCGCCGCCCACTCGGCTCCAATATTATATCCGCCTACAAATACTTCAATATCATGCGGCAATGTTTTAGTAACGTTAGTGTTAGGATTCGTAAATGAATACAATCCTGGAGTAATCTTAATTAAATTAACAGTGTCAGTACCGTCTGCTATAACTTGCTCAATAACTATATTCTCAGCATACGGAATAGTTTCACTTGGCCCAATGTCTTGAACAAATGATCCAGCACGATGTGTGGTAGGAGTGCCGGTACCCAACGTACCGCGACGTAACTGACTTAAAATATTACCAGTCTTAGTAAAGTATTCAATACGCTCGCCGCGAATTTCAATCACTCCTGGTTTATTTACAGTAGGATTTGGCTCATCAAATTTACTAGCATCAACAACTAAAATACTAGTATCGTTCCATTGAAGATCGCTAACTAACGAAGTTTGTTTATTTAGGCTCAATCGTTTATAGTGAACACGATTTAACATATCTTTAAATTGCATATATGAAATGCCGGGCTTTAATACGTTACTACTAAATGTTAATAATGTAACTTCATCGTTGGCTGCAAGGTAAGCTGATAATGTAACGCTTTGTTTGTCTGAATTTAATTTAAAATCAACACTGGGCACTAGTAACTTACCGTTACGCATAACCCACACATAATTATCGCTAATAACAGTTCTATCTAATTTTATTAGACCACCTGATATACCAGTATAGTTAAAATATTCAATAGTATCCGGTGTAAAGTTAATATTAGACGATACTGTAACTAGGGTGCGTTGAATATCTAATATGTCATGCTTATAAGAACTTATAACTTCAACAATGTTTAATGAATTGTATATTTCATTAAACACAATTTGAGGCTGAGTATTATTAAGTCCAGGCAAGTATGTATAGAAATTGCCTACTGTTAGACTATCTTTTATTACGCTAATAACTAATTGTTGATTAACATATAAATTACGAATACGTGCTGTTATTTTAATATTGATTCCGCTAAGATCTACAACATAATCAGTACCTAACACAAGCATAGTATTGCCAACATAAACGGTAATATCAGCAATATCTAAACCGTACTGTTGATATTTGTTTTTGTCAATAGCATATATTAACTTGTTTGATTTAATTTTATAATAAATGTTATTGGCTGCTGATAAAATTGTTTGGTCAACTCGCACAATCATGCTAGTTTCAGCAGGGAGACTGTTTCCAATTTTATTTTGAAGAGCGTATGTTGACTTACCGTTTAATAACCCAGTTGAAGGATCGCGGTCTTGTCGACCATCAGTTGCAATTCTTTCTGTTTTAGTTATTGCAAATGTCTGTTCGTTACCACTAACAATGACAAAATTTATAATTGTTCCAGCTGGCGGAGCAGAATCAAATCGTATTCCAACACGTTTATTGCTTTCATATGTGGCATCTGTTTCAAATAATTCAACCGCTTCAGGAATACCATCAATGTATACTAAAGATGTAATATCTGACAACCATGGTGCTCTAGTAATAAATTCAGTAGTTGATCCGTTACCAACAAAATAATCAAGATCTAAAATATTTGATCCGCTAAATCCAAAACTGTATATTGAAACAATTTGTGTATTTGTCGGAGCAGTATTAAACGTAATGGTACGAGTATTAAAATTAACAACGTAATCATCAGTCATTGTTTTAATAACTGATGTAGCTGTGTCAGTTATTTTTACAATTACTGCCTGTGGACTATTGATTTGTTGAGTAATAGCATAATCAACTCTAGTGTTGTCTCCAACATAGTTGTCTACTTTAATATTAGCAGATCCTGCGCTGGGTTTTTCATATATTTTAATAGCAACAGTATCAAAAATTTGTCCTGGAACTACTTCTTCTGTAGCAGGGCTAGTTGTAGTAGTAACAAACCCATCACCGTCAACAATAATATCTTCTGCATTTAAACCAGTGGCAGAACTATACGCTAAATTGCCGCCTGTTAACGCAGTGTCATAGTCTGCTTCTTGAGGTTTTATTGAACCGTCGCTAGTACTCTTACGGAAAATAAATTCATCGCCTGCGTTTACAGTATATTCGTTAGGAATAGTAATAACGTCGGCGTCGCCGTCTCCAATAAAAGTTGGCACAACTGTTGGATCTAATCTAACAGGATCCAGCGGCGAGCTAATTGTTATTGTACTGCCTGCGGGTGCCAATTGTGCTAAAGTTATTAGCCCAACTATACTAACTGAATAGTCAAGATTTTTTACTAAAGTTCGAGTAATAATTATGTCAGTGTCGACGTCAATAATTCCAAATATAATTTGATCTAGACGTAAAGATGTTGAATTAATTATTTCAGTAACTTTTGTATCATATCCAAAAATGTAGTTGCCACTGGTAGTGACAACATCATTTATTTCAACTCCAGTGGTATTCGGAACTGATAAGATATAGCCGCCTGCGCTATTTTCTACAGTGGTAGTAATAGTATTAGACACTACTACTTTTAATGATTCGGCAGCAGTATCGTACTGATAATCTAACCCACTAGCAGAGTATGACTGTTGATATAATTTAATATGATAGGTATTAATTTCTACGCCTAATTCTGGCACATATGGCAGCGTAAATACTCGAGTATTGGCCGCAACTGACACAATGTAATCATCAAACGTAGCATCAACGCTGTCCCATCTATCGGTGTAGTACGGTGTGCTATCCCATCCTTGGCTAACATTTAGTCCAAGGCCGTTCATTATAACGCCGCCGTAGTCAACGCCTGTCATTAATTGTGCTAGGTCTTTACCCACATCGCCAGTTTGCGGATTGTAGTAGTATTGAATCCTATCTGCCGCATTTAATAGACTCCAATCTTTCAAATACGACACTAAAATTATAGCATCTTTAGCAATTGAAGTTGTAAAAATAATAGATCCAGAATAACTAGTGTATCCCTTAGCAGTCGACTTAACTGTTAATAGTTTATAATCGTCACGCAACACATCAACCCCGTTAATTGTTACAGAAGATTTGCCTATTCTAATATCAGGTGACCATTTTAGCGGAAATTGTAAACGACTTCCAGTTCCAGTAAACGATTCAGTTTCTTCTAATTTAGTAATAAAATAATTTTGTGTTAATCTGTCAAATTTCATTTTAACTAAACTAGAACGAATTACACCGCTGCCAATATAAGCAACTACTTGCGCTGCCGTGCCGCCTTCGTTTAGGCCGCCTTCTACTAACACGGTTGGCGCATTTAAATAATTGCTACCAGGTGTTAATAGTACTACTCTATTAACTTTGCCATTAGAAATAAATGCCCTTGCAGTTGCGCCGGTGCCCGACTTGCTAGCAATTCTAATAACTGGCGGTAAATTGTATCCGCTACCACCGTTAACTATTTTAAGTTCAGTAACAATAAATCCAACATTATCAGCCCAATGTTTCCACGGGTATAATGTTATTAAACTATCATCAAGTTGAATTACTTCGTCAACTACTTTAGTTTCAATTGTAGACTGATTTAGAACACGATATGTTGGTTGTAAATCAAAATCAGTTAATGACAATTCGCTAGTATCTGTTTTAGAATAAGAGCTAATATATTCTCTAACTTTTGTTCTGTAAGGTTTTACTTCTGTTATATACGCTTCAAAATCTGATAAATTGTCACTGTTATACGTGACCTTCTGTGTCAGCTCGCCAACATTGTGTTGTGCTTTAACAAAACTAGTTTTAAATATCCAGTCAAGATAATTTTGTTCCGAATGCGCATAACGAACGCACATAAAAAATAAATCTAAATAGTACTGTTTTAATTCGTCAATTAAAATATTTTTTTGTAAACATACTAAGATATTTCGTAATTCTCGGCTTGCGGAATTATCAAATATTGATCCATCGTATAAAGAACCGTCATAACCGTACGGTGTTCCAGAAAATTTATATAATTCAGGCAAGAATTGAATTGTACCGTTTTGTATACCAACAACCTCGTAACTTTGAGTCCAGTCAATTGATGTTGATTCAGCATATTTCCTTAGTAATAACCAAGTGCCACTGCCAGTAGTTCTAACTTTAACCACTTGTCCTATCTTAGTAGTAACTGTGGTTAACTCAACAAATGTATCAACAGCATGGTCTATTAAAGAGTATTGTCCATATCCAGTATCATACCAGTCAATATAATTCCAATATTTTCTAGTGTCATAACTTTGTGACTGAACTCTTGACCAAGTTAATGTAGATAGATCGTATGAATAAATGCTCCAAGTGTTAAGTGCCTGGATATCAGAATGAACCAATGCCGAATATGCTCTGATTGATATTGTAGTAGTATCATTGTAGCCAACACCTGATGAAATTATTGATGTTCCAACAATTTGCCCTTTAGCGTTTATTACAGTTTTAATCTTCGCTCCTTCGCCTGCTCCTGAAATATCAAGATACGGAGCATTAACATAGCCGTTACCTTTTGTAATAATAGTAATTGAGGTAATTGCGCCGTTAATTATTACTGGCTCAAACACCGCAGGCTTAAATGCGCCAACGTTAGCAAATCTTAATTCAGCATCGGTATCAAATACAGTATCATATAACCCTAGATTAATATTTGGTTCAGGATCGTACGACTCTAAACGTGTTAAGTCAGCATTACCTACTACTTGTGTATTTGATAATATTAAATTTGTCTTTTCAAAGAATTGTTTTAGTGCTTCAAATCGATTTGCAAACATACCTTGTCGAGGTCTATTTTCAACACCAAATTGTAACTTTGGCGGTAAACTAGGATCAGGAACTAATCGTCCTTGGTCATCTTTTCCGCACAAACTGTCAAACCATTTTGTTTCAATAGCTAGTGGTAAAACTGTGTTTGTATTCTTACTAATTATTTTCCACTGACTATGTATATTCTGACCAGCGTGTTCCGCAATCAAGTATTGTACGGAC